TCACCTACCTTGGCAGTCTTGTTATGTTTTTCAAGCATAATGCCAAGAGCAACTTTCTTACCGATAAGTTCTACTGCTACAGGTACATTGGTCGGCTCTTCCTTACCTGCTTCAAAGGAATAGATATTAAGAACCTTTTCTTCAAAGTCCTGATCACAGAGAGGTTTTTCACTGGCAATCAGACAAAGGTCATTGACAGTTGTAAATCCGGGAAGAGGAATCTTCTTGGTCGGATCCTGTTTATTAAGGAAGTAGTTCTTACCTTCACGGTTCGTGATATAAATCGTTTCACGGTATTCACGTCCGTCAATATCTGCAATGATATTAACAGCCTGTGCTCCGCTCTTGGAAACAGTTGCATAAACTGCTTTCAAGGTTGCGATATAAATATCACTCGTAAACGGGGAATAACCTCCAAGGCTGTCCTTCGTCTGTTCAAGATTGTCTGTAGTCTGATTTCCAAAAATTTTTGCCATTTTATTTCCTAGTTGTAAAATTTATTTAAATGATCCAGAAGAAGCTGACAGTCATTGTCAATATAGGTCTGGTTTTTGTTAAACATCCCCATTGGAGATCGGATTCTTTCTCCTAATGAGGTCTTGGTTAAACGGGTCTGGAATACGTATTTAAATCCTAAATCCTGCTCATCCTCAGAGATGTGCAGAAGTTCATGATCATACTCTCCCAGATCCTTAATGCTGATCTTCTTTGTTGCTACGATGGTAGAAAAATAAGCTTCTACTCCCTGGTTCGCTAAAGCTCCTTTTACAGGAACCATAGTCTTCATCTCCATAGCTTTCTCATCAAGCACATCCTTTACATGAGCTGTAAAGATGACAGGCTTGGAAAATTTAACTACTTTTTCCTGCAACAATCTTTTAAAGAACTGCTGATAATCGCTCCACGATTTCATGGTATTGGAAGCTGTCAGGACGTATTGGGTCTCAAACATATCCATTAAAAACGTTAATGAATCTACAATGATTCCTTCTACGTCCTGATTATCAGTACCATAATCAAAAGCTTCATATACCTGATACGGGTCATCAATTCTAAACGTATTGAAGTCATTCTTAAACGGAAGTCTCTTACCTGCTTCCGTATTCAGATACATCCATTTCGGTTTATTTTTAATGTCCCGTAAACTGGCACTCTTTCCTGTTCCTGAATAACCGCATACTAAAATTAACTGATCATTTATTTCACTCATTTTTTCTCCAAAAAGAACCAAGAAAAGAAGCTATTTCTTAAGGTACTTATTTGCTACCGAGACAAAAATAGTAGCTTCTAATTCCTTCTCAGAAAGAGGATTAGTGAGTTTACTATTAAGGCTCTTAACTTTGGACTGCACGTCGGAGAGGGTAAGACCAGAATCAACAAGAGCAAAAGCATACTTAATAAGTTGATTATTCCGATTACCAGATCCCATTCTTTGGATGAACCATCTTTCGAGGTTATCCAGAGATTCGACTTTCGAAAATTCTCTAAGATATTGTTCGTTTTTGCTTGTTTTAGGGATGAAAGGAAGTACGTCAAACAGTCTTCCATCCTCGTTGTAATGGTATATTCCTCCTTCGAAGCTTTCCCATTTTTTGGCTCTTTGGTTGACACTTTCGTCAACCTTAAAAGGAAGCCAGGCAAGAACATTGTTCATGAATTCTTTATAATCATCCGAATCCAGTTCCAAAATGTAATTGGTAGGAATGATCATTCTGAATCTGTTCTGTTCTTCCGTATGCCTCTTAGTTGTATACGTGAGGAACTTATATTCCTTCATAAGTTCTTCAGCCACAGCCAGAGTAACGCCTTCATCCACATCCAGTACAATCATGTTGAATCCCGGAATCACATTCTCTTCAGCTCTGTGACCTCCTTTCAAATGATGATTGACCCAATGCAGACCTTTCGCCTGAGTAAGCTGAGTTAACTGATCAAACGGAGCTTTCTCACTGGAATAGTTATATGCATAGTGATCTGAATATGAAAGAATCAACTCTGACAAATTTGTCTCTTTAAGAGATTCACCCTTAAAGAATTCAATATTGTCTATATAAGATCTTTTGATAAGAATATTCTTCTTATATCCCCATGCCTGTGCCATCAGCATCATCTCATTCCTAGCTGCTGCACTTGATTTATAGAACGGCAGTGCTTCATTTAAATCTGCATGAGTTACTTCGGTCTTAATATCGGCAATATATCTGGCAAGCTTCATATAAGCCTTTTCTCTTTTGAGAATAGACTGAAATGCTGCTCCAGATTCTTCTACAAGCAGGATAGCCTGAAGCAGATGAGTCATTGTTACTTCATAACTTTCATCTACAAAAGCAAATGCTCCTGCAAGTTTTAAAGCTTTGAAATATCTGTGAGAAAGTTCAGCTTTCTGGATCTCTTCATGCTGAGGAAGTTCATCAGCTTTCTTTTCACAGTTAATCTTATATTCAAGCAGCTTAATAGCTACCGCATCATCCATGCCCATTCTCCATCCGTACTTGGCAGGATTTGCCAGACTAAGGAAATGAGCACTCCATTTATCTGTAATCTGCTTGTTCTTAGGCTGGGTCAGGGCCAGGAATATTTCTTCTGGGGACATTGAATGATAGGCTTTCTTATCAGTATGTCCGATTCCAAATAAACACCTTCTGGCGTAACCAATTTCGAGAAATGAGTAAAACTCATCTTCCGTGCTACTCCCATCGAATAACTTAACAGGAGTACCAAAAAGCAGCAGATTAGCAGGAGTTTTACCATCTAAATCTTCTCCTCTAACATTGTCGCTTGTATTCTTTGTCAGTTTTAATTTGGTATATCCCTGATCAAACAGTTCAAGGTATACATTTAAAACTTCCGTAGAACCAATAAGATTGGATCCTATTTCATCAATCTGAAGATTAATAGATCCGCAGTTTGCAAGGAGAAGCTTCTGTCTTAACTGCTTAACAGCAGGACTGGTTCCTGAGTCAAAGGTAAAAGGATAGTTACCAAGACTCACATACTCTTTGTAAACTTTCTTGTATTCATCATCTTCATCTCCTATCGGAGTCATTCTTGCAGCTCTTCCTGCTGCAATTCTATGAAGATTGGCTTCAGCAATAGTAGGCATAGTTCCGTAGATAAACTCATTCTTAAATCCTTTGAGAATATCTTCCATAATATTTACTGAAAAACCTTTCCCTAATCCTGAAGAACCAAGAGCAATAGCATAAAGATTAATAGGTATTTCACCTCTGTCTTTGGTTACTACTACAGCTCTCATGCAGGATGCCATCTTTGCTAAGAAGTAAGCTACTTCTACAGTAAAGAATCCTCTGTCCTGATTCTGTGTCTTTGCACAAAGCAAATCCACAAGTTCTTCAATCACGGGATGATGTTTAACGCCTGTTAAATCAATCATCAAAATATCTCCTCCTCTGTTCACAGACAGAGTAAGCTCTGCAATACTGACATCTCTTAACTTCCCCTGGAACTTCCAGAACTACTCCTTTGCCTTTGGATTTCATATATTCCGTAGCTTCGGCTTTAGTACTGAAATTCTTGGTAGACCTTCCTCCTGTCTTGCTTGGATCTGCATAGTATTTGAACTTGGTTTCACTTCTCCAAAGTTCTTCATCCGTGCATTCAGGCATTTCATTCTGAGGCTTGTTCTTGTAGATCTGGATCTGATGAACTTTAGCTGCAATCCAGGCTTCAGTTTCTTCCTTGGACATCAAAGGAATGTCCTTGGATAAAAGTCTGCTCTGGGGATAGTCAGGATTTATCTTTGCCTGTGCTCTCTGCCAGTCGGTAAAAATGAAATTAATCCGAATAAAGTCTTCATGGATAATGTCAGGATTCAGCCATCTGTAGATGGATCCCTGAAGCTTATAATCATCATCCTTGTTGCCATAGATATAGGTATAGGTCGAAGTGGATTTATTATCCTGAAGAATACCGTCGGCAACCATATCAAACTTGCCTCCGATTTTCATTCCGTTAAGCTCTTTAACGCTTCTTCTTTCCAAGTAAATAGGGATGGTGTCCTCTTTAATTTCATCCTTTCCTGGATTGATTTTGACCCGTTCTATGAGATTTTCAGGATAACCTAAAGCTGCAAGATTCTTCTTATAGTTAACCTTCCATGCTTTTTCAATTCCTGCATGAAGAGTCGTACCGAATGCTGCGGCAATAAAATCCTCCACATCCAGAACTTCCTCATCCACCTGATTGCCTAAGATAATGGCTTTAACAGGCTTAAGGAGGCTTGTAGCAGAGATGTAGTCTGGTTCATGAACATAGTCATAATCATTGTCTACTGCCCATACTGCAAGTCCTAAAGGCACATTTAACTTATTCGTAATCAATTCATTCTCCCAATAAGAAAAATTACCCTAGCCTGAGCTAGGGTAATAGAACCAAGAAAAGAAGACTATTTCTTCTTTACATTGTTAAATTCTTCTTCTGTCATCTT